GTTATAGTATTATTTTGGATTGTTATTTTATCGTTATCATATCCTTTTAATTGGTTTTTCTTTGTAGAACCACCAAATTCATTTGGAGAAAATATACTACTAGTAACACCGAATGTAGTTATTAATTCTTGTAAACCAGTTGATGTACCCTTTGTTTTAGATAATAAAGGTATATTATGGTATATTCTTTTAAATGTTTCAGCTAATAAATCTTTTTTAGGTACGTTATTTAAATAACTACTTGTTACTGAAAAGTCATCTGTAAATAATGTACTTCCATTATTTGATCCTCCAATATAGTCTTCAAAGTCATTATCTCCTTTACTGTTATATAATTTAACACCTAATGAACGTAAAGCATCATATACTATATCTTTAGATACACCTTTTTCAAGATTATTATCAGCATTATATAATTCATTAATTGATGTAATGTAAATCCATATATTATCAAAATAATGACCAATCATATCAGTAAAATCATAATATGGCTGATAATTTAATGGATCATTCTTTACATAAGCTGGAGCGATATTATATAAATGATCTAAATTATTTTCATCATATGATAATGCTGATGAAGTATAATTAGTATACCAAGTAGATGCACTAGGAGAGGATAATATGACATAACCACTAGAAATAGCATTATTAAAAGTTAAAGATAAAGTATTAGTTCCTATAACAGAAGATTGAGTTGTTAATAACTGCCCAGATCCTGAATATATGGCTATTACTGTTGGGGTTTCATTTAAACTATGAGTGAAATTCCATATGGATGATGTTGTTAGTTGATAAAATCGTTTGTTAATGAATTTATTTTTATATGGTTTAATATTATTAGTTTTAGGCCAAGTATATGAACTTGATTCAAAATATAAATAATTTTCAAATCCATCAAAATTTTTAGTAATATTATCTATTTTTAACTTAATAGACGCTGTTTCTTCATTTTTTAATATAGAATTAGATAATAATAAAGTACTAATATCAGTATCATAACTTTCAATTTGATTTATTTTATTAAAAAATATTTCTAAACGTTTTTTAGCTGAGCTAAAATGGATGAAATTTTCAAATGAAGTATAATCTATATTTAAATCATATGAGTTATCATTCATATAATTTAATACTTGACGATAAGATGAACCAGTCAACGAAGATACTAATGATGAATAATTTTCATACTTAGTTCCTAAATTCTGTTTTATATCTATATCAATATCAAAATTTGGACCTTTTAATTGAGGAGTAGGGGCAGGAATTATTGAGGTGTCTAAGTTTATATTAAAGACATAAGGTTCAATAATTTCTTCTGTTACCCATGCTGTTGATTTTAAATCAACATTTAACGGTAAAGGTTCATATAATTTTAATAATATACTAGGAGTTTGAGAGTTTTCATCTATTATAGCATTAACTATTAATATTTGAGTATTATTAGATTGGTTTAATAAAAATGATTTTTGTTCTACTGAATTGGTTAATGAATCAATTATAGAATTTCCCCTAGTAACTAAATTATCTGATGTTATATCAGCTGAATTAATTCTTATTTCAGTACGATCATCAGATATTTCTTGGATAAATAAATTTATAGAAGGGTCTAATGAAGTGGATTTAAAGAAATTATATTGAGATAAAAACTCACCTGAAATATAATTTAGGGATTGGATATCATTAACAGGATCTATTTCTATTACAGGAATACTTCCATTAGGATTTAAACTAAAATTATTAGCAGATTTGAAATTTTTATAATCTAAATTAGAATATACTAAATTTTGATTCAGATCATATATAAATAATTCTATATAATCTTTACTATACCCAAACGTTTGATTAATGGTTTGAGTATTTAAAAGATTTTGGTCTTCATTTTTTATTCTAGATATTCTTTGAATATCATTTATATTCCCTATAATTTTAATATTATCGGCCATTATTTTTTATTTAAATCTAATAATGTTTTATTAGCATCTAATAACTCACTTCTTAATGTTGTAATTTCATTTAATAAAGCTTGAACATCATTTTCTTCGCTTAGTTTAATTCCTAAAAACTCAGCAGTTTTATTTAAAATGTATTTATGAGATTCTATATCTCCTTCTTTAGGGATTTGAAAAAATAAATCTTCATATATTTGAAAAAAATCACTCAACGTGATATCTCCTTGAGATTGTTGAGTTCCTACTAATTGTTTGAATCTAGTATCAACTACTTTTTCAAAGTTGTTTTTTCCAAAAACATTTTTATCAAAAGATATTTGAGTCATTATCTTATTACTTTGAAATAATTATTATCTTCATGTACTATTGTACTTCCACTTATTATAGATTTAATTATTATACTGTAGTATCTTTCAGGTTGTAGACCGTTTATATATAAATCAAAATAATTACCAGTTAAATCAGCTGATAATTTGGTAAAAGTAGTATCAAAATCAATTATAAATTCTTCAGTTTTAATATCTTTAATAGCATAATATGAAGAAGTTGGTAATAATTTATTATTTAAGTATAATGAAGATGTTTGAAACGTTCTAGTTGGAAATTTATCTCTTACATTTACTCTAAAACGATTAACTGAATCTTCTTGGAATTCACCTTTATTATTTGATAAAGAGATTAATACTTTATCTGATTGGATTGTAGATAAAGAACCAGTAGAATAAGAAAAATCATTCCATCTAAATTCTAAACATGGAGGGTAAATTGTATGAGTATCAGTAGAAAAATACTTAAGTTCAAATGTAGAACTAGTTGAAAATTCTAAAGAGCTAGAATGTTTAATAATAAATCCATTTTGATAATAACTAGAACTAATAGCATTAGTTACATCTAATTCAATATCTTTATTAGTTATATAATTAAAAGATTGAGTAGCAACTAAATTACTTCCAGTCCACCAACTACCACCTCCAATGTTATTTCCATTGTATGAACTGGTAGAATTTGCAATATATGAATTAAATAAACTTCCACTTAAAATATCTCTATATTTCCAACTCACACCATTTGTAGTTGAAGGTACATTAGCAGCACGTCCTATTCCCATATCCCAAGAACCTGATATTGGATGACAATATAAAGTATAATCTAGTGGAATTTCAGATGCATTTGCTAAATATAATTTTAAATATGCTTTATATGTAGAAGGAGTAATTTTATTAGTTAGTAAATCAGATATTTCAGTATTAGAAAATGCTAGTAATGCTCTAGAAACTTCCCCTGTACTTTCAATAGATTCATATAAACTTATGTCTAATATTTCATCTAATCCAGCATTTTTAGTTGGATAGTATGAATATATAGAAGCGTCTTTTGTGGGGAAAATTTTATATACTGCCATGTTTAATATGTAATTATTCTACCGTTTATATCATTATCTGGAAAACGAATTTCAAATATACTAGGATCTATTGATGGATATACAATATTATTCCTAGTAGCTGAAGTGATGTCATACCCATATGGAGAATAGTCTCCTCCTTGCTTATTTGTAATTTCTATCTTATGGACTGATCTAACGCCAGGTACCTTTAATAAAAGCGCATTAATCTCGGATATAATCACCGGTTGATTTATTTGCCATGAGTCTATGTTAAAATAATCTTTTATTTGAGATATGCAATTAGATAATAATTCTTTATTATTATAGCTTGGATCAGCATTAATTTCAAAATCAACTCCTATATTAATATAAAATGCGTTTTTAATGTTTATAGCATCAGTAATCATTCTATATTGATTAAGATATGTTTTTAAATTATTTTTTAATGTATTATTAGCACTTATTAACTTTTTTGTTGAATTATATCCTAAAACATATAGGTCTAAACTCAATGGATTACTATTTAATAAATTACCTGTTGAATTAAATATCTCTTGTGTGATATATGCTTTTGCTATATTACCATATTGAGGAGGTAAACTTAAAGTCCTAATTATATAATCTTCTTTAGTTACAGCTCTATTTTGCGCAGTATATGCACTTAATGTATTTAAACGAATTTCTTCTACTGTATCCCCTCCTCTACCCCCAGTAGCTGGGGATGGGTTATTAACTAATAAATTACTAATTATTAAGGTTTTTATTCCAGCATCAGAAGGGCTATATTTAAACCATCCTGAAGACAGTGTAGTATCTAATGTAGTTAATGAATTTGCAGGAATATTTGCTTCTATACCACCACCAACTAAATATTTTATATTTAAATTAGTAGAAGGAGCTATACCGTAGCTTTTAGTATAAAAAATAGAAGCTTTATTATAATCATCTGCAGTATCAGCTATGCTAGGTATTAATCCTAAATTAATATTATTCGGAGTAGGAATAATATTTGTATCCGTTTTATTAGAAACTCCAGCCCCAAATTGTAATTCAACTGAACCTGAATTTTTTATTCTAGTAACAAATCGTTTTGGGACTTGTTGGAGATTCATTAAATAGTTAATTCCATCACTCCCTGATGTTGGATTTAATGATCCTGAAAATATAATATTTTGAGCTAGATAAGGAACTTCATACCATTTATCACCATCACTACCTGTAACAGCTAATATCTGAATTATATTATTATCACTTATTGTAACTGAGTTGAATTTTGTAGGAGAATTAAATGGTGCTGTGTACTCTTTTATTTCCGCAGATATTACGGGTGCCGATTTTTTTATTAAAAAATAATTAGCATTATAATAAGTTATTTCTGCGGATGAGGTGTATGAAAAATCAATATCTTCTGTAGTAATAAATTTAGAAAAATCGGTATTACTAGTTACTGTAGTGTTAGCAGGGATTAAAAGAGAATATGATAAATCTGGGGACCCACCTACTGAAGGAATTAATTGGTAAACATCAATATTTGTAGTTGATGCATATGATGATTTTGGTCTATAACCAAATGAATAAGCTAAATTATATAAGCTTTCCTTTTCTTTAGCTAAATTTAAAAAGTTTTCTTGAATTTGGGAATCAATATAAAACGAAGAAACATCACCAACATATGATGCCATTTCAATAAACATACTTCCTGGGGATGCATCTGAAAAATCATTATATGTTTCTGGAAAATATGTTTTAGCAAATTCTTGAAGAGATGCTTTAAAATCACTAAATGATTTATTTACATATTTAATATTTTTATCTTCGTTTATCATTGTAATGTTGAAAAGTCAATTATAATATTATCCGTTGTTCCTGAAAGTTTTAACTGATAAATAACATTAACATATATTGTATTTTCATCAGTATCTGGTGTTATTTCTATATTAGTTATGGTAATTTCAGGAATATAAGTAGATACACTAGTTACTATTTGATTTTCAATTTTTACTAATGTATCATTATTTATGGGTTCAAATAATAATCGAGGCAAATCAGCACCAAATTGAGGATTTAATACTCTTTCTCCTTTATACGTTAATAAAAGATTAATTAAATTAGATTTAATTTGATCTTTAGTAGAAAATGTACTTTTAAAAACCCCACCCCCATTAAAAGGAATAGATACCCCTATAGCTTTATTTTTGTCTAAATCCCTAGGATCTATTCTTACTACTTGAGGTATTGGCATAATTACTCGTTATATTGTCTCATTGCAGCTAAATCTTGGGAAGTCATAGTAGAAGCTGTTTCAGCTATAATATCTAAATATGGATTTCCGGTTGATTGAACTTTTGATTTTAAATTAGGTTGAGATGGAGGTGTCAAACCCATACTAGCTGCTAGGTTTTGTCTATACGCTACCATATCAACATCCTGAGTTGTAAAACTCATTGTTCTATTTTCTTGTATTTGAGTAGGATTTGTTTGTGACAGTTCTTCTCTTAGAACTTCACGAACAGCTTCTTTAATAAGTTTTTTGAATACGTCTACTTTCATGATTATAAATATTAAGCTACGAGACCCTTTTGGTCTATTTGTAATTTTAATTCTTCAATTAATACGTCTGGTTCTAAAGTGAATGATGATGAACTTTGTAATATATCATTTCCATCTTTATTAACTGCGGTTGCATATCTGCGTTTATTTCCTTTAACAACAAAATTTGGATTATTTTCTTCTTTTATAAAAAATTTAAATCCTTTATAATCATACCCACTTAAATAACCTAACCCTTGAGAAGAAGATAATAATAAATCGTTTAAATCATTAATCGATAAATTATCTAGATTTTGTTCTAATATATTACCTACTTGATTTAATCTACTTTCTTGGTATTCTAAATCATCTATTAATTTAGAAACAACACTACTTAAAACAGAAACGATAGATAAAGATGAATCTATAATATCTTGTAATTTTCTAGTTTTATCACTTATTGTTGTAATCGTGCCTAAAGGAACACCAACCCCAGGAGGAACAGCTGATGGGATAGGATTTAATTTAAAGAAAGTAACAATAGGGGTAATTAAAGGAGCTAATAAATTTAAAATATCTATTACTTGTTGGATTGTAATAAGACGTTTTCTATTAGCTGATATTACTACTAATGCATTATTTCTAAATAATTTAGCTTTTTCAATATCTTGTTTTGTAGTAGCATTTTCAATTATAGTAATAGTATCATCAACTAAAG